GCTCGACGAAGAAGTTGTTGTTGGCGATGCGCTGCGACAGGGTGGCCTGCCACTTCAGTGCCAACGCATTGGTGAAGCTGGTCAGGGACCGGATGATCACGTCGGAGTTCGCCGTGGTGCCCGCCGCGATGGCGAGCAATCCAGCAGACTGGGAGATGGTCTGGCCGGAGCCGATGACCACGGTGTTCCAGTAGGCCGGGTTCACCGTCGAAGCGAGCGCGTTATTGAAGTCGGCCTTGAACCGGACAGGGGCCACCGGGCGCACGGGCAGGTAAGGCTGGACCCCTGCGCCTGCCGGAAGCGCGGAGCTGAGGCCGGTGCCCGCGATCTCGTTGATCGCCACCGGGTCGTTGAGCAGCTGGGTCGTGACCGGCAGCGTGCCGTAGGCGGTGTCGAGGGTCAGGGTTGTGGTGGTCGCCGCACCCACGTTCTTGACCAGCACCTGCATGTAGTTGCCGTTGATCGCGAACGACCGGGCAAACGTCGCCGGAGCCAGCACCGAAAAGCTGTTGGTGGACGCCAGCTTGGTGCCACCCGCGTCGATGAACTGGTTGATCGTGATCGTGACCGGCTGGTCCGCAATCAGGAGGAGCGACGCGACCGGCTGGTTGAACACCGTCTCGATGGTGCCCGTGAACGTGGCCCCCGCCGCCAGCTGGGCGGTCGTGGAGTTGTTCGTAGACGCGGTAAAGTAGTTGGCCGTGATGCCCACCGGGTACGGGTTGGCCTTCGTCGCCAGCTGCTCGGCTCCGGTGCCTTCGCCGCCGAAGTCGAGAGCCATGACTTGGGTCTGGGCCGTGGACCGGTCCAGTGTCCGAACAGTCGTGCCGGATGCGGGGAGTGTCGCGTTGTCAGCCATCAGCTATTCGGGTCCGTGAGGGTGAATGAGGTCACCGCGAACGGCTGCGAGAGCGTCAGCGTGGCGGAGGGCGAGACGATCATGTCGGTGCCGGACGTGCCCACCGATCCCTGACAGTGGCAGGTCGTGCCGGTGCTGTCGTAGATGCGGAAGTAGCCAACGGTGCCCGGCGTCGAGCAAGCGCCCGACCACGACCCCAGCAGCGTCTTTACGCCGGACGCGGCGTTGTTCATCCAGTCCGAAGGGAGCGTGATGGTCGCGATCAGGGTGCCGCTCGCCGCCGTTGCACAGTTAGCAGGCGCGGAGCCGGAGTACAGGCGCAGCTGCGGGCCAACACCGATGGCTGTCTCCACCGCGTCGAGGCGTGCGTTGAGCACCGTAGTGGAGAACTGAAGTGCCATGTCAAGCTCCTTGGTGGGTCGTTATCCCACAGACGCCGACCCGACGCTAGTAGGAGGCGACGATGTGCAGCTTCAACCGTTCACGCAGGAGCAACGTCGGCGCTCCCGAATACACGAGCTGGACCTGCGCATCGAAGTAGCCGTTGCCCAGCGTCGCCATCAGGGCGTTCGAGAAGGTGAACGCGACGCGGCCTGCTTTGCCGGGCGTGGTCACCGTGGTGTCGATGGTGCCGTCGTTGCTCACAGCGCCAGCGAGGCGGGTGCCTGTGATGGTCTGGAGCAGCACCTCTTCGGTCTGCGATTGGATCAGCAGGTTGACGCTCAGCGCCAGCGACAGGTCAACGGCCAGCTTGGTGTCGCCGTCCCAGATGCGGAGGTTCACCGTGGGGTTGTTGTCGGTCTGAACGAGTTGAATGCGGGCCATGCGCTACACCAGATCAGGAGGGCGAACATGCTGCACGGCGCGGGTGAGGCCACGGTTCAGCTCGATCTTGGCCTTGCCTATAGCACTCTCGAACTGCGCTCGATAGTACGAGGCTTGCACCTGATCCGTGTACGGCTGGCCGGAGATGGCCATGATCCGGGCGCGGGCACCGAAGGCGATCTCTTCGGCCCACCGCTCGAACAGGAAGTCGTCCACCGCGATGCCCGCCCGCGTGGGCCGGAGCGCCACGATCAGGTCGAGGCCGGACAGGATCGACGTGGACGGGGCCGGGCACAGGATAACCACGTTGGGCCAGCGCTGGGTGTAGTAGCACGGCTCACCCTGCTGGCTGCGCCAGTCGTCCACGTAGAGGCTGGCCAACTCGGTCTCGGACCGGGGTTGCAGCCGGTGGCCGTTGTGGAACAGGTCCATGATCCGGGCGATGCCGGTGCCGGGCGGCAGGGCCAGTGTGTACTCTGTGGTTCCGGCCACCACGTCGATGGGGTCCACTTCGTACTGCCAGAGCATGCTCTTGTCGCAAAACTCGATCATGGCGTTGCGCAGCGCGTTGACTGCCACGATCTCGGGGCACTCACGGACGTAGGGCATGACCTCGGTCAGGAACTCTTCGTAGCGCGTGGTCATGACTTAGCCGCTCCCCGGACCTGCGGATTGAAGCCGCCCATCTTCTGGTTGGGACTGTTCTCCAGCTGGCCGGTGTTGTTGGTGCCGACGAAGGTGGTGAACGCTTGCAGGTACGCCTGCGCGATCTCTTGCCCGGCGGAGAAGTCCCCGTCCTTCTGGTGGGCACGGAACATCACGTAGTCGAACAGGGCGGTCTGATAGACGTTCGACAACGGCAGCACGGTGGCCGGGTCGGTGAAGTCTGCGACCGCCACGGCGTAGGTGATCTCGGCTTTGCCGAGGCCGTTGTTCGGCGGATAGACGTAGTACTGCTCCGGCATGGTCGGATCGAACACGTAGTTCTGAACCTGCGGCGACGCGGTGGTCGAGTGCCAGTCCGGCAGCGTGCTGTCGAGGACGTCGCGGGGCACAAGGCGGATGGCCCGGCCCGGTATCAATCCGGTCGCATCGAAGTTGCGGGTGACCGCCAGCAGCATGTGCCCGTTGGACGGGATCAGCTGGAGCGTGCCCGCGACGAGCGAAACCACGGATGTGACGAAGGAAGAGGAGGGGACTGCGGCGGTGATGGTGCGACAGCCATCGGCTATCCACTGCATCAGCTCGGCGTCGGACCACCGTTGCGTCGCGCCGTTGTCGATCAGCTGCGTGCGAACGCGGCTGAGAATGGTGGAGGCGGTGACAGCCATGGGTGCTCCAACGGAAAGCGGTGGGGGCCGTGTGACCCCCACCGTATCCTAGTTCAGACTACTGGACCAGAGCGAGGACCAGAGCTTCCGGCTTGATCGTGTTGTAGCCGTAGACGTTCAGGCCGCGCACCAGAGTTCCGAAGTCGTTCGGGTTCTGAAGGCTCTCGACCTTGGCGATCTGGGAAGCGAAGGTGATCGCCGTTTTGTGGCCCGCGAGGATGACGGTCCGCTGGAGGGCACCGCCCTGCGTGGAGCCGTTACCGATGGCGAAGCCCGCGTTGCCGGTGGGCAGCAGGTTCGACACGTAGATCGTGAACCGGTCGATGGTCCCGATCTTGCCGTTCCGCAGGATCGACTTGTCGTCGCCGGTCACATACGCCTGCGCCAGCGGGGACTGCATCAGGACGTTCCGCATGCGCGGATGGATCACGATCCAGCGATCCGTGTCAGGCACGTTCTGCTCGTCCAGCGTCGAGGCCATCTGGGTGATCAGAGGCACGACGTTGGAAGCGGACAGGACAACCGGGGCGGAGTCGGTGCCGAGGTTGTACTGGCCGGACAGGACGCCAGCGGTGGCCCCCTTGTTGGCAGCCGCGCCGGAACCGTAGTTCCCGAACAGCACGTCGCTGTCGATGGCGATGGCCATCTGCTTCGCGGCGTCGTTGGTGAACATGTCCATCAGCTTGGGCTGGGACTGGTACTCGATGACGTCGGAGATGTTGACGCCGAAGTACTTGGCCTGCGTGATGTTCAGTTCCACCTTGGACGGGGCAGGCACCTGATAGTTCAGGGTCTGACCGACCACGTAGGAGTTGATCGAGACGGACGGGATGTTGTTGATGATCACCTTGTCGCCGATGTTCTTGATCTCGCCCTCGTAAGAGGTGTTGGCGATCTCTCCGAACACGGTCGTGGCATAGAACTTGGCGTTCAGCTTGCCAGACCAGATCGACGGGATGAACGTGCCCGACGCTGCGGGGGTGGTGGCGAACGAGCCAGTGACGGCTACCGATGCACCGGGGGTAATCGTAGACATGGGCGGTAACTCCTACAGGGTGTTGGGGTTAGCTACCGCCCACGACGTTGCCCTACGGGCGGATGCGTCCTTCTGCGGCGGCAGCGTCGATCTCTGCTTCAACCCTCGCGAACTCGTCCTCGCGTCCCTTGTACACACCCAGCGTGGTGTCCTTGTAGAACTGATCGATCTCTCGAACAGTGAACCACTTCGGTTCCGCACTGGAGGGGCCATTGGAAGACTTGGAAGTGCCGGGGGCAATCTGACGTTCGAGCTGCTGGCGGTTCGTGGTTGTCTGCGAGGTGTTCGCCGGAGCGCGGAGCGCCTTGTACGCGTTGAAAATGTTGGCCGTCTGCGCCACGTTGAGAGCGTTGTAGGCGTTCATCAGGTGTTCGTGGCGAGCTGATCCGCTGATCGGATCAATCTCGGCGAGCCACCCGAGGAAGCCTTCATCCGTGTTGAGAGCCGCCCAGTCAGGCACGATCT